GCGATGAATGCGATCGGCTCCAAAGAGAAGAGCGGATGGAAGATACTGTCTCAGAAATTGAACGGGGCACAGTGCCTCTTCTGCGGGAGCAACTCGCCCTCCATGCTGGCGTCAACGCCGATGCAATGGGTGGAGATTGACGAGCGGGACAAGGCGGCGGACGCGACAAAGTAGGAAGCCGCCGCGTCAGAACTATTTCCAAACCGAATCAAACGGGCGGAGGGACAAAGCGGGATTGTCAGGGCGTCAACCCCCACCACCGTTGACGGATTCATCTGGAAATACTTTTTGCGGGGGGACCAAAGGCGGTGGCACGTTCCTTGCCCGTGCTGTGACAAGCCGATCACGTTTGTTTTCGACGCTACGCAAACCCAACTCCCGACGCTCGGCAACGAGGCCAGCGTGGTGATACCAGAGGAGTGCAAGGTAGATGGGGAATGGGACATGGACAAGGTTAAGTCGCTGACCTACATGCGTTGTCCGCATAACGGATGCAGGATTGAAGACCACCAAAAACGGGAGATGAATCGGAAGGCCTACGAGCGGCGGGCGGAAGGTTTCGGATGGGTTGTCACCAACCCCAAGGCCCCTCGTGGCAAGCGCAGTTATCACGGTTCCAGCCTCTACGTTGTCGGAAGCAAGACCTCGTTTGGTGCGATTGCGGTGCAATTTCTGGAAGGTAAAATGGACGGCAATTTACAGGACGTGGTGAACGGAATGTTTGCCGAGCCGTTCGCAAATCAGACCGGGGAGGTTCCATTCCGCCCGGAAAGCATGGCGACGGATAAGCCATTGGAAGCAAGCTGGTTGCAACTGACCGTTGACGTTCAAGGGGACCATGAATGGGCGCTTGTGACGCGGGTTGACGCGATTGGAAACGTGACCGCGATCCATGCCGAGAAGACACACGGATGGCTGGAAATCCGGGCGCTTCAACTGAGGTATGAAATCCCGGACCACATGGTTTGGGCGGACTCAGGCGGAGGAGCCGCGCCCCGTGTTTACGCGGCCTGTATGGACTACGGGAGGCCTATCGCTTTGCCCGGTAGGAACCTGCCTGTCCACCTAGGATGGAGTCCCTGCCGAGGTGAGCCCAAGCTGTATTTCCGCGACCCGTTGACCCAAGGCGGGCGGGCGCTCTGGCATTACATCTACGTTGACCCCTACGCCGGGCACAACATGGGCATCGCTGGGAAGATACAGGTGCCGCTGTATGAGGTGGCCACTCATGGCATCAAGGATGTTCTAGATGACCTCAAGAACGGGCGGCTCAAGACAGCCAAGTTTGAGGTCGCGCATGACCTCGCGGGGAACGTGAGCAAGGCCGAACTGTGGCGACACCTAGAGGGCGAAATCAAGGCCATGGTCTGGACTCAGCACGGCATGAGGCCGCTGTGGAAACAGAAGTCGAAGAAGACCCCGAATCACCTTCTCGACTGCGCAGTATATGCGATTGCGATGCAGCAACATCAGAAGCGCATCAGGTCCGCAATCGGTCAAGGCGGGGCCGCAAACGAGGCCAAGCGGACGATCAAGGTGAGCCGGTAAAGCGGCGTTCAGCGGACGGTGCGGACCCGGAGAAAAGAGGCGTGGCGGGGGATTCCCGCGTCGGTGAAGCCGGAATGCGCAAAGGTAACCTCGTCGCCAACGGAGACGCCGGACGCGGGGATGGTCAGGCGAAAGGAGACCTCGCCAAAGCGGACAACGGCAACGCGGCCGGCGATGGAGAGGACCGCCGCCTCTGCGTCATGGCGGGGCTTGACCTTCCACTGGTCCCCTGAGTGCGGGCAGGTGAGGACCAGTCCCTCGCCGCCCTGGCCAACGACATCGGCGAGAATCTCGGCAAGGTGGGAGGCGGAGTTGACTCGACCGGAAGGCAGACCGTGGTGAGGGTGGAAGACGAGTCCCTCGCAGGCGCGCCCGCTTTGCACGGCGGATTGGACAGCCTGGAACCGGCCCCGGCCTGCCCAAAGTTCGCCCTCAGTCCCCTCAGCCCAGCCGAACGTGGGGAAGGGGAGCACCTTGCCGCCCTTGGTTTCGAGTTGGCCGTTATGGACAACGCACCAAACGCCGTCCAGCTTTTCGCTGGCGAGGAGGCCGGCGGGGTCGGTGTCGAGGTCGAACTGCTTCATTTACCCCTAATTTGCCCCGCCGCCGCCACTTGGCAAGGCTTTATTTTTTGCCGCTTTTGACCGCCGCGCAAATGGCCTCCCGACACAGTCTGGCGGAGTCGCCGGACATGCGGAGCGATTCAATCACGGACGCGGGCAGGCGGACTGCATAGACTGCCAGCTTCTCGGCATCACCAACGGGAGGCCGCCCCGTTCCGTTTGGGTATATCCTCTCGGGCGCTTTGCGTTCGTAGCTCACGCCCGCATACATGCGCGCGCGCGCGAAGGTTGCAAAGCGTTTTTCGGTAATACGAAAACTTCACGCGTTGCCAGTTGGTGCGGTCGCGAAACAGTTGGAACCGTGGCAAGCATCAACCGCACAGTCTATCGGGAGTTCATCCGCCGCGTTTACCGGGAGGCGTCCGCCAACACGGAAGCGGCTCGTTCAGCCTACCTTGACGGCCTGGCGGAGACGGCGATGTCGAGCTTCTCCAAGGGAAGGAATCTTGTCGGCACCTCCGACAAGGGAACCTCCGCAACATATGCGATGTTCTCCGCTTGGAGCCCTACGCAAATCATTGACCTTGTGGACTTTGCACGCGACTACATTGCCGAGGATACCGTGGCCGAGGCGCTTGCCTTGTTCGCCGTAAAGCCCGTTTCCGGCGTCGTCAACCTCATCAACCGCAACGGCTATGCCAGCGGACTAACCTGACCCCATGGCCACCTTCACGCTTGTTTCCAAGTCCGACCCTGGCGAGGTCTTGAAAGCCTCCCATGCCTACCTTGCCGCCGCATGGGGAGACGCTGCGAGGGACTGGACTGCCGCCGACATGAGCGGCTCGCAACTCTTTGAGGATGTGGCATTTCGTGACACAGTCCGCCGCCTGGTTTGCCGCCGCATCCGCTACGAGGTCCGCAACAATGTCTACCTCGACGGCATGATGACAAAGTTCCCCGAGGCCGTTGGCTACGGGACGTTGCGGAGCCGGACAAGTGACGACGCCTACAACCGGGAGGTTGATGAGGCCTGGGCAAAGTATGCGGAAGACTGCGGGGCCGATGGTTCCAGCCTTCGCCAGATGCAGCTCATGTGCGCGACTGAACTGGCCCTTGCCGGTGAATACTTCAAAGTCGAACTGGATGACGGCAAGGTTCAGATCATTCCGACGGAAAACTGTGGAACGCCAAACAGCGGCGGCATGGATACATCCGGAATCGTCAACGGCATCAAACGCGACACACGCGGAAAGCCGGAACGCTATTACTTCGGGACGGTTGACCAATACGGCAACTTGACGTTTGACGAGAAGTCAAAGCAAGGCGTTGAGGCCAGGTATGTTACGCACGTCTTTAAGCGCGACCGAGTGAGCATGGGGCGTGGCATCACCTGGCTCATCTCCGCACTGCCAGTTGCCCGGCTTCTGTTTCAAATCACCGAGGGGAAAACCAAGCAAATCCTGGACGCCAACAGCATTTCCGGTTTCATCACCAAGGCAGGCGGGGCGGACCTCGTTGACGAAATGGCGAGGCAGCAAAAGGCGGCGGAAGACGCGGCGATCCTTGCGGCGGGAGGCACACCGGCAGCGGCCGCGCCAACGAATCCAACCAGCGGAAACGCAACGGTCAAACTGGCCAACGGAACCTTCCTTGGCCTTGAACCGGGCGAGAGCGTTACCAGCCTCATCAACACCTACCAGGCCCAGGACTACAACCAGCTCATCATGCTCATGCTCCACGCGATTTCCTCGCCTCTGGGGCTCCCGGTTGAACTGTGGTTCTCTGGCCTTGGTGATGTGAATTACAGCGGATACAAGGGGCTTGGAACGCAGTGGGACGGACGGCGTAAGAGCATCATCCAAATGATTGAGGATGAAGACCTTGAGCCGCATTTCCTTTGGTGGGTAAAGAAGCAACGTAAGGCCAAATTGCTTCCTGACAACCCCGACGGCGATGACATGAAACACGCCTGGGTTTGGCGTGCCACGGCGGTCCTTGACGAGGAGAAGAAAAGCAAAGCCGCCGCCGCCCGCGTTGAGTCTGGCCAGACCTCCCAGGCCCAAGAGTGGGAAGCCGAAGGATACTTCGAAGACGAAGTATTGAGCGCCCGAAAGAACTCATGGGAGAAACTCTGCATTGCTTCCGGCAAGCCGGTGACAGCCCCGCCGATTGAGTTCCTTCTCTACAACCGACTGCCCGGACCTGACACCGTTGGCGTCTCCGTTGCCGCGTCGCCTGACTCCGATGCGAAACCTGCCGCAACCGGTGCGCAAGCTGAAGCCGCCGTCGCCGGTGATGTCCAATCCGCCGCCTTGAACGGCGCGCAAGTGACTGCCCTTGTTGACCTTGCGGCGAAGGTTCAAACGGGCGAACTCCCCGCCGCCTCCGCCAAGGCCATCGCCCGCGCTTCATTCCCGCTGGTTTCCTCCGCCACCTTGGACGGCATTTTCGACGGCATCAAACCCGCTCCCGTTCAACCCGCAACCCGCTGACCCCATGCCCGCTTCCATTCCCGTTAAACTCTATTTCTCAGCGCAGTCCTTTGACGGCACCGCGCCTGACGCGATCCTCTACATTCCGGCCGGAGTGAACTCCGTTTGCTGCGGCAAAACCAAGGGCGGCGAAACCGTCCCGTTTACCGTGCAAGTAGAAGGAAGTGAGGAACTTGCGGCGAAGCTGAACGACGACTTGCAAACCGCCCACGGGCTAGCTCTGGCAGGCAAGGCCAGCCGCCCTTTCGTTGACTTCAACCATGAGCACGGACGCGCCGCCGCCATTCCCACGGAGTTCTTTTGGGAGGAAGGCAAGGGCGTCATGATGCGTTTGGAATGGACTCCCGCCGGACGCCAAGCGGTTGAGGGAAAAGAGTTTTCGTATTACTCCCCAGAAGTTGCCTTTGATTCTTCAACGAACCAAATTCTTGGACTAAAGCAGCCCGGCGCTGTCGGTGGCCTGGTGAACATTCCCGCCTTTCAAAATCAAACCGCGATTGCCGCAAGCCTTTCAACTCCAACAACTAACCCAAACATGGACGCCCTCCTTCAACTCCTCAAAGACCTTGGCCTCGTCGCTGCCGACGCCACCGAAATTTCCCCCGACGCCGTTGCCGCTCTGAAAGAAAAGCTCACGGCCAAGCCCGCCGAAGCCGAGGAAGTTACCGCCCTCAAGGCCAGCCTGAAACAGGCTGAATCTGACCGCGACACCGCCAAGGCCAGCCTTGCGACCCTTCACGCTGCCGCCGCCGAGAAGTTCGTTACCGAACAAATCAAATGCGGCCGCATCACTGAAGACTCGAAGGAACTTTGGACCTCCCGCGCCAAGGCTGATCTCACTGAAACCGAGCGACTCGTGATGTCCTTCAAGGCTCCTTCCGGCGCGCCGCATCATGTGACTTTGACCGCCGCGCATGCCCACGGCGAACAAAAGCGAACCATGAAACGCGACGACTTCAACAAACTTTCCCATGCCGAGCGTAACCAATACATGGCAGGAGGAAACAAACTTACCGACTAAACCAACAACCTCAAACCACTTAACACCAACTACTTATGGCAAACGACATTTCACTTACAGGCCTGACTGAAATCCTCTACAAGGCCCGCGATCAAGTTGCCCGTGAAGGCACCGCCTTCATCAACGGCTCCATCGTCAACGGCGGTGCTGAAGGCGTCAGCATTGGCGGCACCGTCACTTCTCTCCGCACCACGGAACCCACCCTTGTCACCAGCTACACCCCGTCTATGACGGTTCCTGCCGCTGCTGACATCACCACGGGAGTGGATACCATGGTCATTGACAAGGTGGCAGGCGTTCCTATCCCGCTGAAAGGCGAGCAATGGCTGCAACTGGTCAATACCGTCGGAGCCGAAGAGGCTCTTGACCAACTTTACAAGCAGGCAATCCGCAAGATGGTCAATGCCATCGAAGTTGAGGCCGCTACCGCCGCTTACAAGGGTTCCTCCCGTGCCGTTGGCACAGCTGGCACCACGCCGTTTTCGAGCAACTTCGAGGTCATCAATGACCTTCGCCAGATACTCTTCGACAACGGATGCGACATGAGCGACGGGCTTCTCACTCTCGCTCTCAGCTCCTCCGCTGGCACACTCCTCCGCAACCGGTTCTCCAAGGTCAATGAATCCGGCACCGACATCACCGCCCGCCGTGGTGAGATCGTCAACATCTCTGGCTTCTCCATCAAAGAGTCCGCTGGAATCCAAACCCACACCAAGGGCGCTGGCACCGGATACCTCATCAACAATGCCAGCGGTTACGCCATCGGGGACCGCACCTTTGCGGTTGACGGCGGCACCGTGAACACCACGGGCATCAAGGCCGGTGACATCATCACCGTTGCCGCCGATGCCTCTGCAGGTGCTTACGTTGTAAACACCGCTCTGACAGCGGTTTCCGGCAGCCTGGTCGTGAACTACCCCGGACTGCGCGGCACCATTGCCGACAACGCCGCCATCACCGTTGGCAACAGCTACACGGCCAACGTCGGCTGGCACAAGTCCGCCATCGAAATTGCGATGCGCCCTCCCGCTCAACCCCCCGGTGGCGACGCCGGAACCGAGATTGCCACGATGACCGATCCGGTCTCAGGCCTCTCGTTTAGCGCCCGCCTCTACAAAGGCGACGGCATGAACATCATCCGCCTCATGTGCTTCTACGGCGTGAAGGTTTGGAAGCCCGAGTTCGTGGCCACCTTGCGCGGCTAAAAGTAGTTCGCAATCGAACCAATCCAAGCCCGCCACCGGTTCGACCGGAGCGGGTTTTTTGGGCAAGAAAAATGTCCGCCGCCACCGAAGCCAAGCTGGAAGGATTTACCGCCCTGGTTGAAGAATGGGGCGTTGACTTCGTTTACTCAGGCGACACGGAAACCTACACGGGAATCCCTGGGGACGGTTACAGTTCAAGCATCATTCCGATGGTGCAAATCCAACCGGGTGAGCAATTTACACTCCGCTTTCTGAGGTCCGCTTGGCCGGAACTTCCGGTGAAATTTGAGACACTGACAGTGGACAACGTGGCCTACTCCATCGAGGACGTTGGCAAGGTCATGCCGGGAGACATCATCCTTCAACTCGTTTGCCGACTGCGATGAAACCCGCCGCACTATTGACTCCTCAGCTCGACATCAAAGTCGAATCCGAAACATTCCAAAGGACGTTTCGGGAGTATGAGAAACTGACCTCAAAGACGCCTGCCCAGGCCGTTGAGAAGCAGGCCGTGAACCTGCGCGTGAAGTTGATCCGTGGCTTCCTTTCGGTGAAGATGAAGAAGGGTCAGGCAAGGGCGGAAATGGACGCACGCGGTGGCAAGTTAAAGGTCCGCAAATCCATTCGCGACCGCTACAAAGGGCTGGAAGTTTTCAAGGGCGGATTGATTCAGCGCAACACGTTCGACCTCGATTACGTTTCCAAGAAAATCCAACGCGGGAAAAACAAAGGCCAGCGCCGCGTGAAGGCCGTGCCAGCATGGAGCCGGGCCATTCAACTTGAACTTGCCGCCCGCAACCGTTCCCGATCCTTCCTTGCCGCTTCCTGGCTCAACTCGTTTCAGGCCAGCGACAACGGCCAAGGGCAAAACGGCGTGTTTGTTTCCAAGGTCAAGAGCGGCGAAGTGACCGGGCAAACCTCAGTCCGCACCACTGGAGACGCGCCGGAGATCACCTTGCGCAACATCACCGAGGGCGTGGCCAAGGTCGGATTCAGCCGTGGCATCATTGCCCGCGCTCTGGCTGAAACGTCGGCTGACATGCGGTCTTACATCGTCCGCAAACTTCAAAAAAATGCTCAAGCTCTCCCCAGTTCTTAACGGCTTCATTGCCTACTTGGAAGGCTCGTCAATGGCTTCAACCACCGGGGCGAAGTTCTACCGCTATGACTCGGCAACGGTCAATCAAGACGTTGACGCGCAACTGGTTCCATCGGTCAAGGGCTTTGCCTACATCGTGCAATTCGATGGCCTTTCAAACGACAACCCCGGCAACGTGGACCTGCGCCAACCTTGCACGGTTTCCGTTTCCGTTTTCTCCATTCACGGCGGAAGTGAGTCCGTCCCGTTGAACGCATTGGAATCAGCCGAGCTGTTCCTTGACCTTCACGGCGGGGAGTTTGAAACAACGGACGGACGCACCGGACAAGTCCTTCTCCAAAGTTCAGCGGCCTCCCTTGTCGCAGTTGAGCCGTTCCTGATTCACTCAGTTTCCTTCGATCTTAAATTCAACTAACCCAACCACTTACGACCATGCCAACTTACCCGCAAAACTCAGGCACCGCCACCGCTAACACGGTATTCGGAACCACCGCCGCCGCCGCTGAGGGCCTCGCCTCTCAAATTCTCAACCTCTTCAACGTCTCGTTTCAGTCTGAGATTCTTGAGATTCGCGGAAACAACGGGGCCATCATCGGCCGCTGGGATTTCAACGCGACCCAGACCGGAGACTTTGAAGTCCTCGACCTGACATCCGGCGGCCTGGCCAAGCTCCCAGGTGAAACGCTTTCACTGAACATCGACGGCACTGTGAAGGCCGTGATCATCAACAACCACACCGTGCGCCGAGTGAACAATGACACGGTGAAACGCTCCTTCACCTGGACCTACTACCCCGCCTTGACCCCCGCCTAAAGCGATATGGCCACGCCCTCCAAAGTGATTGCGGCCTTGGTTCCCAAGGCATCCATCTACCCGCCTTTGACGGCCTACCACATGGTCCTTCTCGAATCGCTGGATTGTTCGTTGGCGAAGTTGTCGGAGCCGTCGGGGCGATACTCATGGTTTGACCTGGCGCTTGCTCACGTTGCCTTTTCCAACGAAGGCCGGGCGTTGAAAGCGACCATTGACCGGGACGGACGGGACTGGCTCAACAAGCAGGCGATGGAGTGGTCCACCACCATCACTCCCAAGAAGTTACGCGACCTCCTCGCGGACCTCGCCGAGCACATCGAGGAAGGCATGGGGACCGCCGTGGCCTTTGAGGGAGAGCAAAAAAAAACGAATGCGGTTGGGCACTCACCCTTGCCGAGTGCCTCACCGCTGAACACGGAATCGCCCTCACCGACGCCATGACCATGCCGCTCTCACACGCCTTTCTTTTGTTCACTGCCTGCGCTATCCGCAACGGGGCCAAGCCGCTCGTTGGCTACCAGACGGCCGACGACATGGCCAAGGCCCGCCGTGAAGGACGGCGCTTTGTCATGGTATGAGCACCGGCGTCGAACTGAACATCCGGTCAAAGCTGGACCCGAAAGGATTCCGCGACCTTGACGCGAACCTTGCGAAGGCCCGCACCTCTGCGGTCGGACTCGGCAAGGCCACGGCCAACGCGCTTGGCGCTGGCATGGGACCGGCGGGCGAGCTGCTGTCCCAGATCAATGCGGTGGCAGGGTCAATGGACTCAATCACCGTTAAGGGCGTCGCCATGGCTACGGGCATCGGTGCGGCGATTGCCGGCATGACCCTGGGAATCAAAGAAGCCAAAGAGGCCTTCGATGAGATGATTGATGCCAGGGCGGATGAGGAACGGAGCCGCCAAGGAAGTCGAACCACGGCGGGCAACATCGCCTCTCGTGTGATGGAAATGGGCATCCAGCCGGGCACGGCGGATGAGGCACTAAAGAGCTTTGAAAACGCCGTCGAGGCGGCGCGCTTTACGGACCAATCAGAAGAGGAGCGGAATCGAATCAATAAGGCGCGGGAGTTCATTCAAAGCGGGCAGGCCGAGACGCTTGGCGCACAAAAGACCTTTGAGCGAAACCTGACACCGGAGGCGCGCAAAGGGCTGGAAGATCAGCGACTTATGGAAACCTTTGGAGGCAAGACGCCTGCCGAGTTGCAGACCATTGTTGACCGTGCCGAACGCGACAGGGAGAAGGGCCAACGCACGGGAGGCGCGTCCGGCGCGCAAATGGTCAACGATGCCCAGGCCATCATTGATGAGGTCAGCCCGTTTCTTGAGGCCGTCACCAAGGCATTCTCCGAGGACATCGCCAACGCCGTGAAGGAAGAGGCGGAGCGGTTGAAAGCCGACACAGAGCGCGCCAATGAGGCCCTTTCCACGTTCTTCGATGGCGACTTCAAAGCCGCCGAAAAAGCCCCCGCCGTTGACCCGATTTCCGGCATCATTTCTGACGCCCGCCAACGCATCGGAGGAAGCGCAAACGCTCCCATGCTTTCCACCTGGCGCGTGATGTCTGATCTCCAAAAGCAAACCGCCGCAAACACCGCCGCGATTGCCCGCAACACCAGCCGAACCACACCGGCTTCATCTCCCGTTTCCCCCGCTTCCCAACCCCGATGAGTTACCCCATTTACAACGGCTCGCCCGTCGCTGCCGACGTGAAGCTCGGCTCCTTTAACAAGCGGACCACGGCGGAAGGAGTCTCATACACCTTTACCCTCATCGGAACCAAGTTTGCCATTGATGCGTTTGAGCTGACACGCGGCACCGATCTTTCCGTCACCAACCCCGGATGGGGAGTGCCTGCCGGATACTACGTTGACGAACTATCTGAGCGGGTGATGCTCGCCTGTGACAGCGCGTTGCAAAACTCCATCGAGCTGGACGTGGTTTGCCGACAGCCCGAAAACATGGGAGACGGAATCCTTGGCGAAGAGGCCATTCCGGTTGTCTACGAACGCCACTGGGAACGGGCAGAACAGGCCTTGTGGGCTCACTCCACGCGCTACCCGGTGGCGGACATGAAGAGCATGGTTTACCCTACCAGCGTGCCGCTTTGGAGTTACATTCAAGAGTGGATTAACGCCCCTGACCTTGACGCCCAGGAGGCCGTTTACGATGCTATCATGGGGGAGACATCTGAGGCGACGGAAACGCAGCAAGAGCTTTTCCAAGATTACCTTGTGATGCACATGCGCGGCGTGGAAGCGCGTGAGACTTGGCTCCCAGTTCTTCGCCGCACAGTGGTTTCTAACACCGCGCCGGATGCTGAAACGCCGGGGCAAATTGAGGAACCACCTGCCGCGTTTGGCAGTTTGAAACCGGACGGTTTCACCTGGCGACGGATGCCAGACGCAGTGACCCGCACGGGCCGCGTTGGCGCTTACAACACGGTGTCGGAGTGGGCAGGCGATCCCGACTGGGATTCCCGCCTTTACGGCACACTGGCCGAACAGGCTGACGACTATCAAACCTTCTGACCATGAGCAACTTCCCAAGCGTCAAAGGCGGTCCCGGCATCATCGTGAGGCAGGGTCCAAACGGCATCACAATCAGGGCGATCAAGCCGCGCCGTTCAGCGGGCGCGGCCGTTCCGCGTGCCCCGTTTGAGTTTATCCGCGCTGTGAATGACAGCGGCTGGAAGGCGACGATTAACCCTGGCACGATCAACGGTTTGACGCCGGTAGTGGGCGACGTGGAAGGCAGCGGCGGAACGGCTTTGAGCCTGACAAATCCGGTCCCGTTGACGACGGGCGAACCTTACATTTGCCTTGGAATCAAGACCGACTTGGAGACGCGGGAGATCAGTCGCTTGACCATCCAAACGAGGGAAGACGTTGACCCCATCGTTGACACGGGAGCCCGGACGCGCATCGCATTTGTGATTCTCATGGAGTTGACCGAGGGCGTTTCCCCTGAGAGCTGGACGCTACTTTCCCAAGTTGCGACGACTCACCTAAAGTATTTCACAGCAGGCAGTTCGGACATCGTTTGGAGGGCGTGAATCATGGCAATTTACCAAGCGCCATGGGACTTTCCAACAGCCGAGGGAACGGGATTCTTTGACCTTCTGTTTCGTCACTGGCCGCATTACCAGACGCTAACTCTCGAGATTTCAATGAGTTGGACGGCTACGCAATTTCCCTCTGACACATCTTCCGGCTCTATCTCCGGCACCATCACTTGGAATCGCCAAAGCGCGGAAGATGAAACAAGCGAACAGCCGCTTTCCGCCAACGAGTTCTCCATGGGTATTAAATTCATGGGAAATCCGTCATCCTCACCTCGCGTTGACAGCGCGCTGCTCCACCGTGTAAGCGGCATGGGTAGTTTCACGGACCTAACCGGTTCATGGATTGAGACAGTGGGTGGCGTTTCGAGCAGCGGGGCAATCACATCAATTGCGGTCATAAACACGACGAGCGGGATTGGCGTTGTCGAGTCAGGCACCGGCGAATGGTTTGCCAATTTAGGCGACTGCTATGTTGATTTTTCGGGACATGTATTTCCTCTCACAATCCCGGCGCTACAAACTTCTTTTCTCGACTCTCTTTCCGGCCCGCCCGAGGGAGCCGACATCGTGTTTACCTCATCCAATACCAGCGCGGCGGGAACTGGCGGATGGACGGGGTCGTGCAGCAACTCAATTACAGTCACACTTTCCACCTGATTTCCTTGCCTTTCAACCCCGACGCCCTCAACCTTTTGACCCATGGCCACCATCACCTTCACCGCCGCCTCTGTCCTGCCGCTCACGACCTCGACTACGGTGGTCTTTTCCTCCAACTCAACCGTTGCAGGTGAATCACTTACGGCGGGCGACTTCGTTTATAAAAAGGCCAGCGACCTCCGCTACTGGAAGGCCGACAACACCACGTCGGAGAAGTCAACCGTGGCCGGAATCGTGGCCAACTCCGCCCTTGCTGGCCAGCGCTTTAACCTCATCACCAAAGACACCGCTTTGCCGGTTGGAAGCGTGCTTGGCTACGGCAACTTCTACGGACTCAGCGCGACGGCTGGCAAGATGTGCGACATTGCCGACATCGGAACCACGCCGAACATTTACAAGAAGTATATCGGCCAAGGCGCGACCGCTTCCACCCTTACTTTCGACTTCACCACGCCTCTCTCAGGCCGCATTGACGTAGCCTAAAACCACCTCCCGCCATGGCCATCACTCCCCGCATTGACCTGTTTCTAAACTACAACGACCCCACGCGCCCGGTTCTGATTTCCGCCGCCTCACTGGCCTTTGCGCGGGGAATGCAAGCCACAGGCGGCGAGAATGTTACACTCCGCGTCTACCTCGTCAACGCGACCGGGGCGAGTCCGACTTATGTGGTTCCGGCCGAGGGCGATGTCATCCGGTTTTCAGCTAAGAAACAGGCGAGTGATGAAACCCCGGTCTATCTCTTTGACGAATGGACAATCTCAGGGACTTACGTTGAAGCGTCCGCCAGGTTCGCGACCGTTGAAGGCTTTTGGGCCAACGCGACCGAGTCGGCTAAGAGTCTGATTTGCAACTTTGAAGTGGAGACGCCGAACGAAGCCGACCCGCCCAACCCGTTTGTTCGCAAGTGGTCTTTCTTCACCCAAGTGGTTCGCCAGTCTTACGGCGGGGAAGAGCCGCCGGTGAATCCTGGGGAGACTTATGTAAAATACACGGTTCAGTCTCCGACCTCGCCGCAGAAGTCCCAAGCCCTGACCAACCTAGGCGGAACCACCGTTGGCAAGGCTGTTTTCTCCCTCACCAACCCGTCCGCCGTGACATGGTTGCGGGTCAATGCCGACAACACGGTCACCGCCCTTTCCGCTGCCGACACCCGCACGGCATTGGGAGCCGGGACCGGAAGCGGCGACCTTCTAAACTCCGGCACAATCACCACGGCCAACGCTGGCAAGGTTGCAGTCATCACAGCGGACAACACCCTTGGCGCGGGGGTTGCTTACACGTCCGCAACCACCGCATCGACCATCGTCTCCCGTGATTCTGACGGTCAATTCAAGGGCGGAAACACTGACATCGAGGCCCGCGTCGGACCATCGGCGAGCGGGCCGAACGCCTCTTATGCGTTCGGTGTTTTTGACGCGCTCGACTCCATCCTCATGGGCGGTTTCCGGGTCGTCGGATTCACGGCAAACGACCTAGAGTCAGTCGCTTACAAGTCAATCTCTGCTCAGTTCAAAGCTTGGAACTCAGACGGCGCAACCTTCCGCACTGCGAACGGAACCGAGGCCGGAACGTTCGGCGCAAGCAACTCAACTGGGTGGACCTTCCCCGGCGATGCGCTTTGGTCGAGCGGTGCCAGCTCGACCTACGTTTCCGGCACGGGCTTGATTCTGAATGATGGGACAAACGACACCATCACGCTCGACACCGAGTCAGGACTCATCTCCTCGACCTCAAACA